GCTGGAAGGACGCTCCCGAGGGCGGGCGCGGCGGGCAGTACGTCACTGCTCCAGGCTTCGCCGCGCTGGGTCAGTCCTCGCCGACCAACTCCCGCACCGCCCCCGGGTCGAAGATCGTCTGGTCCCCGAAGGGGTGGCGCTGGGAGGAGGCCGGAGACGACTACTCCAAGACGATCTCCAAGCTCACGGCCGCGACCATGGAGTCCGCCGTGCGCCGCATCCGCACCTCCATGGGCGAGGTGTCCTACATTCGGGGCACGTCTGACACGGTTCCCCCGTTCTCCGGGCAGTCCGTCGGCGACACCTGCCGCGTGCAGGACGCCGAGACCCTTGACATCGTTGCTGAGTGGCGCTGGGACGGCGCCACCTGGGAGCGGATGAAGGTCACCAGCGAGCAGATCAGCAACCTCGACGTGGGGAAGCTGACCGCAGGCTCAGCCAGCATCGCCGAGGTCACGGCAAGGAAGATCGCCTCCGACGTCGGCCGCTTCCTAGAGATCACGACCGACCAGCTCACAGTGACCGGCAACGCCTCCTTCGTGAACGCCACCGCCCACCACGTGTGGACGGAGATTATCACCGCCGGGCAGGGCGAGTTCGAGCAGATCAAGGCCGGGATGCTGGCCGCGAACTCGGTAACCGCCTCCAACATCCGGGGCGGCGCCATTGACGGCCAGGTCATCACCGGCGCCACGCTCCAGTCGGAGCGGGCCGCAAACCGCGGGATCAAGATTTCCAGCAGGGGTATCCAGGTCTACGCTCAGGACGGCTGGAAGGCGATGGACATCGACGCCCAGTCGGGGGAGATTCAAATCAACGGCCGCCTTGGACGACGGGATACCTGGTCGGAGGTGTGGTTCAACAACATCGTCGCGCGCGAGAATGGTCTGGACGAGTATGAAGGGTACCAGTACGGCTGCGGCCTATCGTTCAACTCTCTGCGCGATAACTGGTGGGACGGGACAATTTCTATATCCAAGGCGTCCACTGGGGAACCCTCCCTGCGCATTCAAAGCCCCTACCCGAAGCGTCTGGGCCAGTTATCCCCGCACCTGACGGTCGGGACCGCGGCTATCACTATGTACACCCCTGGCGGAGGGGGAGGCAGGGCAGGGTCTTCATTCTCGTTCAACAACCTCGGGCTGAATTTGCAGGCCTCGGAGGTGTATTGGTGGATGAACGACCGGGGATTCTCCTTCGGGACGAAGGGAGATAACCAGGCGAGACTGTACGTTGGCCGCGGAGAGCTACACATTCGCCCGATGGGTGAGAACTATCCGAGGTTCTGGGCCGACGGCAACACCACGACGATGCAGTTCGGCCCCACAAACCAGGTGTGGATATCCAATACTGGAGTGCACATCACCGGGACCAAGAACTTCTCCATGAGGGTGCCTAGGTTGTCCGCCAAGCGCGGCGGGCTGTGGCTGATGCACGCCAGCACCGAGTCTCCCTACGACGGGATCGAGTACTGGGAGAGCCTGACCCTCGACTCCGAGGGCCGCGCTCGCTGGGCCCTGCCTGACTACGTTCCTCTGATCGCATCAGCAAAGGCCCCATGGGTCGTCTTCGCCAGTGACGGTGCCCGGGCCGTGCTGGATCGCTCCAACCCTGAGGAATGGCGCGTAGATGTCATGGGCGCTCCCGGCACGTCAGTGGCCGTGCTGGTCAAGGGGGCCCGCATGATTGACCATGAGGTCGCCGAGGGCGGGGAGCCCATCATGCGAGACTATGCTCGGGAGTCCGTCTGGCACCTCCCTCCACCGTCTCCCGGGGGCGGAAGCAGTCAGGGCGGTGAGGGCTCCCTGCCTGACGACATGTCCATGGGCGGCGGCCTGTACGGACCCGCCACGAAACCGGAAGGATACAACAAATGAACGACACCCAGGCCGCCGTACAGGCGGGAGAGCAGGTCGACGCCATGGCCGTCATTGGTGGCCTCACAGCCGAGGTGGCGCGCCTTACGCAGCGCGCCGTCATCGCCGAGGCCAGAGTTTCCGACCTCGAGGCCCGCCTCGAGGCATTCCGTACAGCCCCTAAGGAGAGCAAGTGACAGTTCAGTCTGTGGCGGCGCGCATCGCCCGCCGAATCTGCGATCAGGAGAACGTCGGGTACAGCCAGCCCGACCGCCGTACCTGGTATGCGAACGCTGACTGGCAGGGGCACGTGTCCTCGCCCCAGAATGCTGACTGCTCAAGCCTCGTGTGCGGAGCCATCTGCTACGGCATCCATGACACCTATGGGGCCGCCTGGGGTCACGCCGCCCTGCCCGAGATCAATGACCATTGGACGGGGAATATGCGTCCCGGCCTGGAGGCTCGCGGCTTCAACGAGGTCCCGTGGAACGACTCCGACCTGACTCCGGCTGGCGGGTTCCGCGTCGGTGACGTGATCCTGTCGGCGGCGAACGAGGGCGGCAGGGGGCACGTGGTCATCGCCGTCGAGGACGGGGGCGACCCGCTCGTCTCTGAGGCGTGGATCGCTGAGGATGGGTCGATCGATGGCTACCTCGGTGACTCCACGGGACAGGAGACGCGCACGGTCCGCTACTCCAGCCACCCGCACACTCAGGCCGGGGCGTGGACGAGCTGCCACCGCTTCGACGAGGGGAAGTTCCTTTCACAGTGGCCGGAGTTCTCCAAGGGCCGTCCCGCACAGGCCGCATCTCCGGCTCCGGCGCAGGCGGCCACCTCGACTCCGTCGGCACCGCAGCACGCTCACGGTATCGACATCTCGTCCTACCAGTCGGGCCTGAACGTGGCCGCTCTGTGGGCTGACTTCGTGATCGTCAAGGCCACCGAGGACGACGACTACGTGAACCCGTACATGGTCTCCCAGGCCAACGCCACGCTGGGGGCCTCAAAGCGGATAGGGTTCTACCACTTCGCCCGCCCTGGGGATGCTGCGGAGCAGGCCCGCTACTTCGTGTCCGCCGTCGGCTCGTTCCGAGGCAAGGCGACTCTCTGGCTCGACTGGGAGGCGAATGCCGTCGAGCAGGGGCCGGGTTGGGCGAAGACCTTCCTCGACACGGTTCGGTCCCTGACCGGCTCCACGCCGGGCATCTACATGAACGGCTCGGCCCTGAACGGCTACGACTGGTCCGCGGTCGCCTCCCAGTACCCGCTCTGGTACGCGGGCGGCCCCGACTACTCGGACTACGGGTCCTCCTACTCGGACCCGGCGGTGCCGAACGTCTCCTACTGGGGTCAGCCGCTCATCCACCAGTACACCGAGGATGGCCGCCTGCCCGGCTACAACGGCACCCTGGACCTGAACAGGCTGCGCGACCGTGCTGCGTGGGATCGGATGATCGGGGGAGGGGCGTCGGCCACCGTCTCTGCCGCCGCGTCGGGAGAGGCTCAGCTCGCCGTCGATGGGGAGTACGGGGCTGCAACCGTCGGCCGCCTGAAGGCGGTCATGGGGGCCGTGGGCTACGAGGAGGTCTTCGCCGTCGCCAACCTGCGCCGGTTCCTGAACAAGGCCGTCCCGGCCTCCTCGATCCAGCAGCTGACCGGCATGTACCGCCTGCCTGAGGACCGCGGCTGGGACTCCGACATGGTGAAGGTCTTCCAGTACCTCGTCCTGGCCTGGAACAAGCCGGGCGTGCCCTCGGGCTGGTCCTTTGGGGACTGGGTCGACGGCGACTTCGGCGAGGCCACGATCTCGGCGCTCCAGCTCGCGCTTAACGCGTCCAGGGCCAACAGCTTCCGGCTGTGGTGAGGTCGTGACATCGTCGTAACCTATTGAACCTTCATGGACTCATAGGGATACACTAAGGGCGGGGACTCAGACGGGTCCCCGCCCTTACCTCTGGAAGGAGCACATGTGAAGTACGCCTCTGCAACGTTCTGGGAGGGTCTCGCCGAGCGGGCCATCTCAACCTTCTCGCAGTCCCTCGTCGGCGCCTTCGGTGTCGGCACCTCGATCTTCGGCCTGGACTGGAAGGGCGCTCTCGGCATCGCCGGCGCCGCCACCATCGCCTCGGTCCTGAAGTCGTTCTCCCTGCCTGAGGAGACCGACCGCGCCGTGGCCGCCTCCGAGCTGGACACCTACACCCCGCGTCACGCCTCCGGCCAGACTGGTTTGGCGGGCTGAGGTAGCCATGCTCGCCGCAGAGTCGTCCCCGTCACCGATCGTCGCAGTGCTGACCTCGCCGGATGTCATCGCGGCGGGGACGGCCCTGCTGGTCGCACTCATCACCTGGCTGAAGATAACCATCAACCGCCAGCAGGAACGTCTAGAGGAGAGGATGACCCGTATGAGCGCCCACGTAGTGAGGGCTGCGAACGCCGCGGAGTCGGCCTCTGAGGGCGTGCACAACAACCACGACTCGAACCTGCGGGACGACCTCGACGCCAAGTTCGGGCAGGTCCTGGACGGCCTGGCCCGTCTGACCTCCTCGGTAGACGACCTGCGGGAGTCGGACCGACAGCATGTCGCCCGCATGGCCCGGATCGAGGACCAGATTGAGGGGGTCCGCAATGACGCCAGGACTGATAGGTCCCACCTGTACACGGAGGTCCAGTCATTACACGATCGGATTGATAGGGTTAAGACTGAGACGAATCCGTTACGTCAGGAGCCCAGATGACCTCCCCCACCGCCACGATCACCGGCCGCGTCGTAGGCCCTGACGGCCTGGGGCGCCTGGGCCGGATCACCTTAACCCCCGCCAGCCTCGGCGCCCCGCTCCCGGCCCGTGACATCGTCGCCGGTCGGGCCTCCTTCCGCATCGACCCTGACGGGTATCTAGTAGGTCAGACAGGCCGGACGGCGGCCATCGCGCCTGGAAACTATGAGATAGATCTCAATATCCCGGGGGACCTCGGCGCCCATGTCCGGACAACCCGGACCCTGGCCGATGGTGAGACGCTCAACATCGCGGACCTTCTCGCGGCCGCTCCCGTACCTAACCCTCCCCAGCCTCCCGGCCCGGCACCGCGG